TTATCCTTACTCAGCAACTTGCTGCACTCCTCGGAGTGAAGCAGACGAAGGTCGCGCCAGCTCGCCCCCAAGGCATCTGTGCGATCTCGCCGCTGTTTGTAGGAGATAAGCAGCGCGCCGTCCGTGCTGGCGGCATGCTCACCAAGCGCCGACTCGCCTCAGGCCCTGATCAGCTTGGCAGGACGTCTCCTTTTCTTTTGGAGCACACTGCCACTCTGACCTACGGTCAGTCAGGCACAGGCCTGCGCAACGCGCAAGGCATGATCGTCGCAGTTCATCTCGGCAACGTAGACCCGAAGGTACCGGATTCACCCAATCTGTGTATCGATGTCTTCGCTTCGCTGAGCTTTCTGTTCGACATCACTGCCAAGCGCTCACGCTTCGGTTTCGAATCACTTCGGACCGATCGCGAGGAGTTCTACCGGAGGGACGACTACGACTCTCTCCAAGATGCCCTGACGACGACCAAGAAGTCTCTTCGACTCGTCCATGGCAAGATCAAGACCTCGCGTGGCCGCAATCCCCAGTCCTGGAGCGCTGCCCAGAAGGAGATGCACGCCGTCACCATGCTCATTAACGGTGAGTGGGTGAAGACTGCAGCTCCCGAACCCTCTTCTCTGAACGTCTACCGGGACGCCCACGGCTCTCGGGTTGAAGTCGACGACTTCGACGAGGAGGAGTGGGACGGCACGTTCGAGGGCCTGAAGGGCGCACACAGTGGCGCATGGGCAGACAGCGAAGTCCGCTACAGAGATTACGAAAATGAGTCTCTGGGTGGCGTCGCCATCGAGCTCAAGTCAGCACCGACACCTAGCGCAGACAGCAAGGAGTCAGCAGCTACGATTTCGCATTTCGAGAGAGGGGTGCCCGCCGCCTCGGCGAGGACTACCTCACCCCTTTCGATTACGAGGAGCGAGACAAACTGCACTACAACGCCGAGTCAGGCCTCTGTTTCAGAGAAGCCCGAACCGTCGACGTCCCAGGAGTCCAGCGACAAGGCAGACACAACAGAGTCCCCGCCTTTGTCAGCAAAGACTATCCCGGAGTCGCCACCGAAATCGATGGCTTCGTCTGGCCAGGCCCACTCGGCGCCAACACGTACCTCCAAGCTTTCACGCAAACGCGCGCCGAAGCCCCAGGGCACACCATCAACATCTTCGACTACAACAAAGACCTCGACCCAGGCCTCACCGTCCGAACCCACAGTCCCGGCGTCCCAGGAGCCGGACGTGACGACGCTTACCCTCTCAGAACTGAAGGCGTTAGCGATCAAGACGTTGAAGCGCGAGCAAAAGCGGAAACGCTATGTCCAAGCCAAAGCCAACAAGAAACTGGCGGAGCGTACCAACGCTTCCGCTCCGGCTTCTACGAATGGCGATACAGCCGAGACATCGCAGATCCCGCCGAGCGCAATCTAGCGATCATGGATGCAATGCTGGAGATCAACCCAGGCTCGAGCCCGGGATACCCCTTCAAGCGTGTGTATGCTACGAATCGTGAGGTTATCGCAGAGGAGAGGGAGTTGTTGATAGAGTTAGCGTCTGCCCGTATTGGCAGGCTTTTAGATGGAGATGATTTCCCGGCTCACGATGGGCTTCAACAGGTGGATCGTGGCTACTGCTTTTACCGATCAGTTTTCGGCAAGGCGGAGCCACACCCGCAGCGCAAGGCTAAAACCCAGCGCTGGCGGATGATTATCACCTTTGACATCGTGGACCAGATCGTCGAGCGTGTGCTGTTTTCTCCGGCCATTATGGCCCAGAAGGCGCGCTACCTCGACGGTGCCTCGGCCCTAATCGGGATAGGGTTTTCCGATGGGCAGGGATTTGCTCTCGGCAGTCACATCACCAACATGCTCGGCTCATGCGTGAGTAGTGACATTAGTGGGTGGGAACGTAAGCTCGGTTCCACATACACTTTTGTCATCACCACGAATGTTGCCGAGTCAGGTGTCGGCCTGACGTTCAAACACAAGCGTGCTCTTGTTCGTTATGGCTGCCTCTTGTCCAATTCTGCGGTTCTCGCCCCAGGATTGGACTCGAACCTAGTTGTGGTGACTAAGGAGGAGGGCCTTGTGCCGTCAGGGACGTTACTCACTTCGTTCCTCGGCGGCAAGGGCCGTGAGCTGGCCGGATGCTTAGTGCCAATGCCATACGCTCCGCTGACCGACAAGGCGGCGAGCGATGCTGGCGCTGGCATCCGCCGGCCCAGCCAACGTCATGAGAAGAAGATCTTCACCGCTGGTGATGATGCTGTAGAAAGCGACCCAGACCCCGCCAGTCTGCC